TGTCAGCGACAGAACGGGTCAGGCCCAGCGTGTCAAGCGTGGCAGCCTTCTGCGCGTCCGACATCGGCCCCAGGACCCGCTCAAACTCAGCCGTGACATCGGCCATGTTCCGCAGGTTCCCCTCAGCATCAAACACCTGAAGGCCGAGACGGGCGAACTCATCCGCGTTCGCAGCACCAGCACGGGTGATGTCACGCAGCATGACCGACAGGCGCTCGCCAGCCTCCGCACCCTTCACACCCTGATCGGCGAACACCGACAGGACTGCCACGCCCTCTTCGATGGACTTGTTCGCCACCGACAGGGCCGCACCAGCCTTGTTCGTGAGCGACTGCGAGAACTGCTCAACCGAAGCGTTGGCGAGCGTGTTGGCCTTGACGAGCACGTCGGCGACCTGCGCCATGTTCTCCATGTTCGCCGCAGCATCATCACGAATCGTCAGACCCAGCGCAGACTGCGCGTCCGTCAGAAGGTCCGTAGCCTGCGACAGGTCGAACATGCCCGCCTGGGCGAACTGGGCAACCTGTGGCAGCGCGGCGATGGAAGCCTGAGCGTCCAAACCAGCCGACGCGAGGAAGAAGTAAGCCTCAGCAGCCTCGTCCGCAGAGAACGTCGTCGTCTTTGCCACCTCGCGGGCGGCCTGCGACATGTCCTGTTCCATCGCGGAGGACACGTTCCCCATGATGGCGGTGGACTTCGTCATCGCAGCGTCGAAGTCCGCAAACGCCTTCACAGAGGCGATGCCGATGGCCGACGTGATAGATGCTGCGGTGGCGACCAGTTTCGCGCCGACAATGGCAAACCCGGTGACGGCACCCGCCGCCGAGTCCATCGCCCGCTTCAGGCCACGAGACTCACCCGTGATGACGACCTGAATGACGCTTTTACCCCGTGCCACAGGTCACCTCATCACAAATGCCGGTCCCTAATGTCTTCAAGGTATCGCAGGAAAACCTCTTCAACTTCGGAACGGCGCTCATCCAAAGCGTCATACAGGAACGGGTTAGGCGGGATCGGGCCACCACGCCAGCCCTTCGCAGAGTTCGGACGGGACGGCCAGCCGTAATGCACCGGACCCGCATACGGCACAAGCTTCTTCCCGATACGAACCACACCGGCACGCGCAGATGCACCCGACCGCAGCGTTCCCTTCAGCGCCCCAGGATTCCTGTCACGACGCCCCGGCCAGTACGGACGACCCGAAATCTGTGATGTGCTCCCCGACCGGACAGGAACCTTCGGCTCCGCAGCCCGCTCAACAAGTTGAGCAGACTTCAGATGGGCAGCCTTCAGTTCGTCAACCGCATCCTTACCGATAGCCCGCAGCGCCTTCTCAACCTTACGCTGGTTGACAATGCTGACCTGCATCGACTTATCGGCCACGGGACGCCTTCTTCTGCCGCTTACTCTTCTCGTTCAGAACCGCCACAATCGCCTTGAACATGTGCGGATCATCAAGAAGGTACTGCGGAGCAATCCCAGTTTCGACAGCGACCTGCGCTACGAGCCACGTCGCTGACTGCCGGACAAAGGGCGGTCGGTGCCCTCCACCATCTCAACATCGACAAGGTCATCAAGCCACGACTCGAAGTCGCCCTTAGCACCCGACGCCTTCCAAGCGAGCCAGTAGATGTGCTCCACCTTCGACTCTTGGAAAGCACGTCCGATGCCCGTCTGAAACTGCCGCTCAAACTCGACCGACACCTTCGGGGTGACCGGGACATTCGTCTCGCCGTCCTTCGTGACGACGCGCAGGTTGAGGCCGAACATTCAGTCTCCTATCAGGCAGTCGCTCGCGTCACAGCACCGGAAATCGGCCAGGTAATGGAAGCCGTCGCCAGCTCACCAATCGCACCGGAAACCGGAGTCCACTCCGTCAGAAGGACCGTCCCCGTGTACTTCGGGTTCGTCGCCGTTGCCGCCGTGCCGTTGGGCAGAATCTCGAACGACGCGGTCCCGCCGACGAGCGCGTTCAGCGTGTCGTCAACCGAAGAGGACGCGAAGTCCTGGTGGAAGTCGAGGGACAGGCTGTTGTTGGCAAGGCCGCCGGTACGGGTCCGAGCGGAGTCGCCGAAGGCCGTCGTCTCGACCTCCTCAACCTCCTGAGAAAGCTCGACAGACGCGACGTGGTCGGAAAGGTCAACAGAGTTGATCTTGACCACCGCGTTCGTCAGAACGATGCGGGCCATTTGCTAGTCCTCCTGCCCCGTGTCGGGCGTCGGGTCCGGCGCAACCGCCGGTGTTTTCTTGGTTGTCGCCTTCACCGGGGACAGGTGATTTCCTGCCACCAGCGCTGCAATGTTACACCCTTCGAGGTCGGCTTCTTTCAGAACGGTGCCAGCAGGCCACGGGAGCCGCGTTGAGGTGACCTTCCATTTCATGCGTAGACCTCCACGACGAACTCGACCCCGAGAAACAGCGTCTCCCCATAAAGTACCTGACCGTAACTCCGAACATCCGTCACACGGCTCGTCTGTGCGGAGCCGTCAAGGGTCGGGTCTGCGAAAATCGCTTCCTTGACAGAGTTTTCCCCGACGATGTACGGGTCGATGTTGTTCTGAGCGGCACGGTCGTCTGCGCGAGACACGAGCAGTTGAACGAGGAAGATGTAACGGTCGATGCCCCGCTGGGCCGTCAGGTCGTACTCGATGCGCTCGGGGATGACCATTGCGACCGGAGGGCGTGGGTCGTCCAGCATCGTCGCCGACGACCGCAGGCCAGGGATCGTGGCAAGACGGGTTGCGATTCCCTGCCGAATGTCCGTGACCGACGCCATCAGAAACGAATCCGACGGAACGGCGCGAGCAGCATCGCCACGTCAGGGTCCACCTTGTAGGACACCCGCATCGCACCCATCTCACCGAAACCGGCCACACCGAGGGGCGAGTCAAGGCGTGCGAACAGGCGCGAAGCCTGCATCAGCGTCGCCTGCTCCACCCCGGCAGGAACAGCAGGCCAGCCGTAGGTCGCTTCGACACGGACGGTCTTCCGGCCATACTCGATAGGCCAGTAGCCGTCCTCAATCGGCACGATGGACGTGTACGGCCAGTCCAGCCCCGAAACTAGAGAGTTCACAGGTTCGAGCTGGTAGTCCACACCGGCAGTCAGCGTCGTGGCGAAAGTGCCGTCCAGGTCGTCGTCAATCTTGACTGATACCACCGTGGTGGCATCCAAAATCGGCAGGCGCTCCATCAGGCCGGACGGGATGTATTCCTTCGTCGCGGTGCCCGAAGCCACGGCAAAATCGCGGTAACAATAGCCGTCAACGAACCGTGAAGCCGCGTCAATGGCGTTGGAAAGCAGCGTGTCATCCACGTTGTCGGTGATCCGCAGCGCAGCCTTTAGCTGGTCAACGGTGCAGTAGTTCGCCATCAGGAACCTCCGGGCGCGGTCAGTCTACAGCCCGATGCGCGAGCAAAGCCCGACCATACTCGTCGTCAGACCAAGAAAGAACCTCAGCAGGCACCCCAGCCGCGTCCACCACTCCGGCGTCAAACAGATTCTTCACGACCCGCCGGTTCACCATCGGATTATGCCGCAGGATTCCAGGCATCGGGTTCGTCGCCTCCTCGTCGGCATAGTCCCTGCCGACCGCGTAGAACGTCGCACCCGTAATCGTCACCCTCGCATTGCCCGTCAGCAGGTCGAGCATCGCCCCCGGCACCATGTTCAGAAAGCCGCCCACGAACAGCGGCCTGCTATCCCACAGCACCCTCCCGTTCGGCATCCCCGACGACTCCCCACCCTTCGACACCATCGCCACCCGAACCCGCGACTTATCCACCCGAGGCCAATACTCGTGATTGCAGTAGCCGATGTCGCACGACTGGTCAGCCTCCACCCCGCGCAGGATGCGCGCCACTAGGTCGGCCTCGACCGGGACGAAGTCGGCAGGTCCGCGCAGCTCGACGCTCACCCCGTCAAGCCTGCCGTTCCAGCGATCCTCCGGCTTCTTCCCCGCTTCGCCGTGCGACCACCACCACAGGTATGCGCCCACGACCGGCTCCCCATCCCACTCCGACACGGCCCTGCCAAGATTCCCGCGCATCACGCCCGTGTTCGGCAGGTCAAGCATCATTCATCCTTCCGTAATCCGAACGAAACTTGGTGCCTCCGCAGCGAAGGTTCGCCCACGGCAGGACGGTGACGAACTCGGTGCCGTACATGGCGCGCAGCCTGTTCGCTATGGGCTGTGTCTGCCGAGACATTCCCTCAATCGGCCCTGCACCGTTCGGGTTGTAGTCCGGCAGATTCGTCGCGTCGCCGAATGACCC